TCAATGGAGAAATACGAGGTCGAAACAACTCAACGTCGTACGTAACCCATAGTTCCCCCAACGTGGTGTTGGCGGGCAACGGGGTCAATGTACCAAAGTTGAACAGACCAATGTCTGTTGTGGTCAACGGTAATACGCTAACACCAGTCCTAACGAACAGGTGGTTTGTAGCATTATCAGCACACTCAACCCCATAAAGCATACTCTTATCAGGCCTAGCGGAGATGGCGAAATCACTATTCTCCATCTGTGGTTTGCTGGTAAAAGGCAGAGCAGCGGCATTATACTCCATAGCCATGATAGCGGAACCCATGGCACCACTGGTACCACCAGTGTAAGGACTTGTCATACTCACGTATTCAAAGCATAAGCCATGCATTTTGTACTCCTCAAAATTAGACGCTATCTGAGCCAAAAAGGGAAACGTGGATGATAAACCAGGATTAACCTCAAAAGTAGTATTATTAAATACACTTGCGGTTGGTCCAGTGAAAGCATCCTGTAGATATTCACGGTGTCTAATCCTAACACTCGTGGTAGAATCCGAAAAAGATGCATACTGAGATGCGCCAGGTTTAACGAGCGAATTCAATACTACATCAGCGGACACTTCGTAATCTCCAGATCCCAAAATCTTGGAGATACGTGCACCCAATTTCCTTCCAGCCTTTCCTCCAACCATGCCCCCTGCGGGGCCTCCGAAAAAGTTGCCAGCTGTATTACCGGCGAGCATGCCCCCATTGACTAATGCTCCCTTTACGGCAGAATTGGCCATCTTCTTGATTCCTTTAATGACTGACTGGTAATCACCAGATCCCCGAATCTGATTAACAGAAACTCGGGGATTACTTGCATTCTTAGTTTTCTTATTATTATTTTTATTTTTATTATTAGCGAGAGTATTTCAAAATTGAACATCACTCTCAAACGTTCAACAAGGTGAGCCGGGTTGCGCTAAAATACCCGGTTTTATATACAGCTCACTAGCTACTAAAAGCTCACTGTGGCGTCTCTGAATCCACACGTGGAAGGGAGGAACGGTCCTGCTCTCGCCCCCTTTTCTTCATTATACCCCTTATTCCTGCGGCGCGTCAATCTGGTAAATTTCTGATGAAGAGTCCCTAGTGATACCGTCCCAAACAATATGAGTACAGGTCACTAGGGGTATGGGACACACGATCAAGCTGTCCCACCCTACCTTATAAAAGGCGTCTCGTTGCGGGCCTACGTACCTCTACTTCAGGTGTGTTCTCTTCGAACACGCACGCTACAACGTTTTTCACTAGAATCTTGTCTAGACAAAGAAAAGTGTGGAAG